TCTCACGACGCTCAGGGATATGCTCTTCGGGATGATCTTGACCCGCTTTACAAGACAGAAACAAAACTTATTTGGTTGTATGCCAAGGAACAACTGCACAAAGCAGGTCTGAAATTCGGTTTCAATGTTGTGATCACTCGTGCAAATTGCGATATATCCAACATTCCCGAATTTTTTCAACGGCATTTTTCAGCCAAAGCCTCTTTCGGCTTTGAGGGCATTGTTCAACCAAGCCGAGAAGAGGATACGTTCAGAAAAGAAGACATCGACGTTCTTGAGAACGACATGAAGTACGTCCTTGTCCATAATCAAGAAGACTTCGGAAATCTTGTTAAAGAAGCTCAGAACGTTCTTAACGCTTTAGCTCAAAGAAGACCGCTATCTGCTATTCGAGCAAAGTGCGAAGCGCCCAACTCTGATGTTTTGGTCGTCGATCTCAAGGGAAACGTTATCTCCTGTCAGAACTTCACGCATATCTCTCAAAAGATTGGCGAATTGAACGATTACGACAACATCAAGTCAGTGAATTTTGTTCATTGGTCAAAGAAGTTTGTTAAAGAAGAATGTGAGAGCTGTCCAGTTGTTCAGTTTTGTAAGGGCGGATGTCCCTTAAACCTCTGCACTTTCTGTCATAACGATTACGTTTACCACATGGCTTTATTCAAAGCCGTTTGGTTTTTACTTTTCCAAGCAGACATTAAAACAATCACACCTATTCAATGATCACCTCAATTATCAAAAGAGACGGCAGTATTGAGCCGTTTAATCCCGAGAAAATTGTCATAGCAATATCAAAAGCAGGGTCTGCAACAGGTGAATTTGATACTCAGGTATCAAAAGAGCTTGTCCGATCTATGGTTCTTCCTCGTATCAATGCGAAGAAGGGGAGAGCCGTTTCTGTCGAAGACGTGCAGGATATTGTTGAAAACGTCTTATTCGATACAGCTTTTGAAAAGAGCTACAAAGCCTATACGCTTTATCGAGAAGACAGACGCAAAAGCCGAGAAACCAAAAAGGCACTTATCGACGTTGAAAAGTCGATGAATGAATATCTCCGACAAGATGACTGGCGTGTAAAAGCCAATGCCAATCAAGGATATTCTCTTGGCGGAATGATTCTCAACATCAGCGGAAAGATCACAGCCAACTATTGGCTCAACAACGTCTATCCTGAAGAAGTCGGAGTTGCTCATAGAAACGGCGATTACCATATTCACGACTTGGATATGCTCTCTGGCTATTGTGCTGGCTGGTCTCTGAGATCGTTGCTTAATGAAGGTTTCAACGGTGTCGCAAACAAAGTTGAAAGCAATCCTCCGAAGCACGTTTCTTCTGCTCTTTTGCAAATGGTTAACTTCTTAGGAAGTCTTCAGAACGAATGGGCTGGCGCTCAAGCCTTTAGCTCTTTCGATACTTATTTAGCACCGTTTGTACGTGTCGATAAGCTCTCTTACGAAGAACTCAAACAGCGTATTCAGGAATTCATCTATAACCTGAATGTTCCAAGCAGATGGGGCACTCAAACTCCATTCACGAACCTGACTTTCGATATTCATTGTCCTGAAGACATTCGTGACGATATTCCTCTGATTGGCGGAAAAGAAGTCGACTTCAAATATGGCGACCTTCAGAAAGAAATGGACATGATTAACAAAGCCTACATGGAAGTAATGATTGCAGGCGATGCTCATGGACGTATCTTCACATTCCCCATTCCCACTTACAACATTAGCAAAGACTTCGACTGGGATTCCGCCAATTCAGAGCTTCTTTTCGAGATGACTGCAAAGTACGGCTTGCCTTACTTCCAGAACTTCATCAATTCCGAGCTTAAACCCAATCAAATTCGCTCTATGTGCTGTAGGCTTCAGTTGGACTTGAGAGAACTTCTCAAACGTGGCAACGGACTCTTCGGTTCTGCCGAACAGACTGGTTCTGTTGGCGTTGTAACAATCAACTGCGCTCGTCTCGGTTATGTCTTCAAGGGCGACAAAGAAGGTCTCTACAAGCGTCTTGATTACCTTATGGGTCTTGCTAAAACAAGTCTTGAGATCAAGCGCAAAGAAGTGCAGAAGCACATGGATCAAGGTCTTTTCCCGTTCACTAAGCGCTATCTCGGCACACTGAGAAACCACTTCTCGACCATCGGTGTTAATGGCATCAACGAGATGATTAGAAACTTCACAAACGATAAATTTGATATTACAAGTGAAGAAGGTCATGCGTTTGCTATCGAATTCTTAGATCACGTTCGGGCCAAGATGGTTGAATATCAGGAAGAAACGGGCAACCTCTACAACCTTGAAGCAACGCCTGCTGAAGGTACGACTTACCGCTTTGCTAAAGAAGATAAGAAGCGTTGGCCAGATATCATTCAAGCTGGTACTGCCAAAAATAACTACTACACAAACAGCTCTCAGCTTCCTGTCGGCTTTACAGATGACCCGTTTGAAGCACTTGAAATGCAGGACGATCTTCAGAGAAAGTACACGGGCGGAACGGTTCTTCATCTTTACATGGGCGAAAGAATCTCTACTTCTCACGCTTGTAAGGAGCTTGTGAAACGTGCGCTGACACACTTCAAACTGCCGTACATCACGATCACTCCGACATTCTCTATCTGTCCAAAACACGGATACATTGCTGGCGAACACAAGTTCTGCCCGCTTTGTGATGATGAATTAGTAGCTAAAAAGAAAAGGGCACTATTGAAATGTCAGAAGGCTGGGACTGGTAAATAGCAATAACTTCAAGGAGAAAAACTAAATGGAAAACCAAAAAGAACAAGAAATCGAATTGAAAGACGAAGAACGTCAGCCTTGCGAGGTGTGGAGCCGAGTGATGGGTTATCACCGTCCCGTTTCCTCCTACAACATCGGCAAACAAGGCGAGTTCGAGGAAAGAAAATACTTCGACGAAAAGAAGTGCCACTTAGACGAAGAAGAGTCTAAATAATCAAGAAGGGGCGTTTTACGCCCCGTCCGTTTACCGACAATAAGGATAACAATGGTACAACGATATACAGAGATACCGAGTACGCAAAAAATTCGGGATTCTCTTCAGCCGATTCTAAACAACGACAAGACGGCTCTTTCTTGTAGCGCAGGTACGTCTTTTCCTTCTGCAAACATCGTTGAGGGAATGCTTTGTTATCGCACAGACGAGAAAAAGCTCTATCAGTTGATTGATGTCAACAACCTAAAGACTGGCTGGGTTCTGATCGCCGATCTTAATGGCGAATTCCGACACATCGAGGGCGGAGAGGGCAATGCAATCGACTACACGGCCAAAGACTTAAATCTCTGGAATAAGATGCCGACTGGTTTCTACGAAGGAACCAATATGCTCAATGCGCCTGAAGGTGATACTCAATGGCGCGTTATTCAATTCAGACATGGTAACTCCGACGGCTTTGCAACTCAGATTGCTTTCGGCTTTACAAGCGGTTTGATGATGATTCGTCATCAAGCTGGCGGTGACTGGTCTGCATGGAACAGAGTTTTCGCAGGTTCTCCGACCGGCGCAGTTATTGAGGGCATGAACGCCGAGAAGGTTGGAGGCTATAAGTCCGGTAATGAATCAGGTCGGGTTCCCATCAGCAACGGTACAGTCAACACCGATCTCAATGCGGATATGGTCGATGGTTACCATGCAGGTAACGGCGCGAATCAAGTTCCTGTTAGCAACGGCACGGTGAATACGTCCTTGAACGCCGATCAGCTTGACGGCTATCACGCTGGCAACGGCGCTAATCAAATTCCTATCAGCAATGGCACTTTAAACAAGGGTTTGAATGCAGAAATGATCGGCGGATTTGCCGCAAAGGAATTTGTGAAGATCGCTGGCGACGGAAAAGTCAATGTCATTAACGCTAACTCTACAAACTCTCAAAGCGCCACAATTCAAAACGTGGATGGGTTTAATTACAACATCAACGTAACTCCAAGACAAACAACCACGAAAGATCACCTCTTAGGCGGAGTCAGTAGCGATACCTACGATTACTACAGAAACGCTGGCGGTAGCGGAGATTACGCAAGCACAAGAACGAGAATTTACATAAATACGGTTCCAGAGCTTGGTGGAAACGGTAACTACAGTATCAACACGATTCTTAAAGCGCTGGTAAAAGTTGCTCATTCTCACTCCGTCGTTAAAGAAGACTACCGCTACAACTGCAAATGCCAGTGCAATTGCGATTGCGACTGCAATGATGACAACTGCTCAGAATAATATGCAAAAAAGACCTAGAAGACACATAATTTCAAAGATTTTTCCCTTCGATGTCACAAACTATGCGGCAGACAAAACGCGTCTTGCTATGAGAGTTTTAGAGCCAATTACTAAGCTCCCCGAAGAGATGCAGAAAGTTTTAGTAAAGAAGCCTGCTCATAACATCAATCTTCTTCACTCTACCTTGCAGTTAGCAAGCAACAAAGCACAACAAAATCTACAAGAGGTGAATTTCACTTTCGAGATTGATGGCGTGCGTTATTTCATTTTGCTGGAAGAAGTGTTTGATAAGAACACTCACTTGCTTCGCAAATCTTGGCTGCCGATGGGCAATCTCGCTTTCGTCGTTAAAAAAGATGAAGGAGTATTGACTGTCGTGGACACTCAGAAAGAGTCTTATATTTCTCGGTTCAGAACAGCTTATCAGGCTCAATTCATGGGCAGAACAACTCTCGGACAGGTCTTTTGTCGAGACAAGAAAGATAATGTCGATGAATGCGCTATGAGCTTTGCCACAAAACCGAACGGCAAGATCATCACTAAGCTGAGAATCGACAAGGAGACAACCCCCGCTGGTTTTGTCAACGATAAAGTTGGAGCGTCACGTTATCTCAACATCTTGCCGAGAATGACGGCTCCTGATCACTGCAAACCGAATGAGTTAGTCACAATTCATGTTCAGTTCTATCAAGGCAACACCGATAACAAGATTACAGGTGTTAATTGGGATGGACTGGTTGTCGAAGCGGTTGATGGCTACGCACCTCATAAGAGAGTCAAGATTCGTGACGGTAAAGGTTCTTTCAAGGTTCGTGCTTTAGACCTTGAGGACGGCGACATCATGCGCATTAAGCTCAACACCAAGTGGTACACGGATAAGGCCGAATGTCAGATCAAAGTTCTTTCCAACCCTTAAACATTCTTTTTGGTTCGGCTTGTAATCTCAAGTGCGGTTATTGTCTGCAACAAGACGGCACGCCAAAAGTCAACAAAAAAGCTGACCTTAATGAGTTTCTTTGGAACTTTTGGAAATATCTCAACCGAACCGAAAAGAAGTTCTCTTCTGTACATTATTGGGGCGGAGAACCTATGCTGTACTGGAAGAGAATCAAAGAGGTCTATAAGTTCATTGCCCCAATGGTGCAGGCAAAAAGACATCGCATTACGACAAACGGAACTCTGATAACCAAAGAGTACGTCGACTTTTGCAACAATCATCCTGATATTTTCACGGTAGTTTCTTCCATGACGGAAGAATAACCGATGATAAATGGAGACTCATTGGCAAACTTAATCACTTCTCTATTGAAGCTCTGATTCACCACAAAAGAGTCAGTCCGCTTGCACTAAGGGACGATTACGAAAGAATCTGTGACTTAATGGGTAAAAGACCGCCAATTGGTTTTGACATGATCAAAGCCAACGACGGCTGTCACTCTGACTATTGGATGACGGGAGAAGACCTTTGCGATTACTTTGCGTCAATGGTTCTTATCTATGAATTGGCAAACATCAAGAAAGACCCGTTTTGTCAGGCAGTCATTGCTCAGTTTCTTTACCGTTATCGTAAAGACCTAAAGTACAAGGGGATTAAGCCCAATCCTTGCGTTAATAGCCACATTCTTTCAATTGACCTCTTTGGCAATACCTACAACTGTCATCATAACAATAGCCCCGAAAACATAACGGGCAATATCTTCAACCCCGACTTCATCCCACCAAAGCCAATTAGTTTCAATTTAAGTCGATTTTCAAGCACAACAGACTGCCGAAACTGCAAGACTTACCCATCTTGCGGTGGCGGTTGCTATACCTCTAATACGCATGAAATCGACTGCTTCTATTACAAAACAAGAGAAGAACTTGCAAAATTTTGGCTTGAAGAATTAGAAAAACATGAACGAGAAACTTCAAGAATTTGCGAAGGTTTACAACGACCTTAAGAAATTTCCCAGAAACATTGACGTTGCCAACCACTTTGGTATTAACGAACGAACAGTTAGAAAAAGAGCCAAGAAAGCTCGCGAAGAAGGAATTGAGCTTATCAATCGAGGCAAAGTTCCTTTAACTGAAGAAGAAACAATCTTCAGAGAGAATTACACAAAAGAAGACTGCATTGCGGAGCTTCAAAAACTCCAAGAAGAAAACTACGGCAAGTTCATTACTCGCACTTTCTATCGAAACGAAACCTATACTTCGGACTCTACTTGGAATCGCTACTTCGGCACCTTTGATGAATTCAAGCGTCAAGCAAGACTGACTCTGACACGCGCACAACAGCAGTTAGAAAAAGACATTGCTAAACACGCTTCAAGAGACTCATACGGCGTTTTTAACGACGAAAGAAAGAGCTATGAAGGGAAGTACCTCAAGCCCAATAACAATCGCTTTAAAACGATTCTCGTGGGTTCTGACTTTCATGATGTTGAATGCGATAAGTTTTTCTTAAGAACATTCTTAGATGTCGCTCAACGAGCACAGCCTGATGTTATTTGTCTTGCGGGAGACCTCTTTGATCTTCCTGAATTCGGTAAGTACTCCGTTGACCCAAGAGAATGGAATGTAGTCAACAGAATTGAATTTGTGCATAAGAACATTCTTGAGCCGATGCGAAAAGTCGCTCCGAACTCTCAGATCGACTTAATTGAAGGAAATCACGAGTGCGTCTCTCTTGATACCGAAGTTCTGACAGATCATGGCTGGGTCAAAGCGCCCGATCTTCGCTATGACATGAAAGTAGCAAGTTTCGTTCATTCTGAAGGAAAAGATCAACTTCACTTTGATCATCCGAAAGCATTAGCGGGAATGAAACTTGTGCAGTGTGTTCATGTCACAGGAACGCTGGCCAATGAGCTGATTTCAAAATCTCATAACATCTATATTGACGGCAAACTTCAGCCAGTTAAGAACTTTATTTCAAAGAATGTTCTTCAGAACCGAAAAACGAATTCTCTGAATCTGTCCTTTAATGAGTTAGTTTCTGATGAAACCATCATTGCTATGGTCACTGGCAAAAGAAAGGTTGACTTCTTGATTCTGTCCAAACTCACTCCGAGACAGTTAAAACTTGCAGAAGAACAACTTGAAGAAAGACCCTCTAAACACGGAAGACGCCTAATTGTTAATGACCCTAAGATTGCCGAAGCTCTTCAATTGTCCTACATCTTCAATGGCGTTCCTTGTGTTTACAAAGAAGTTTGGGAAAGCAAAGGCTTTATAAAGAATTGGTGTTTGGTTCTTTTTACAAACACAAGAACTTCCAAAGCGACGGTCAACATTGAAGAAGCCGACAGACAGACCGTTGTGGCGGTTCAGACTATCGACGGTACTTTGATTACACGACGTAACGGAGTAGTGAATTTCACGGGTAATTGCCGTTTAATTAAACACTTGGCAGAAGCAACACCCGCATTAAGAGTGGTGTTGTCTGATCTTCACGGTTTTACCATTCCGAAACTTCTCGGACTGGATAAGTACGAAGTCAATTACATTGCAAAAGCGGATTTACGGGCTTGGAGCAAGCGTGATGAAGAAAAAGAGATTGCAAATAACTACAAGGTTTATTACGACAGTTTCTTAGTACATCACTTACCGCAAGCTCGAAATATGGGAATGCCGGGATGTCACGGGCATCACCATAAACACATAGTTTGGAGTTCATTTTCTCCGACCTATGGCACATTCGAGTGGCATCAACTTGGTTGCGGACACAAACGAAGCGCAAGCTATTGTGAAGGAGAACGCTGGGGATTAGGTTTTGGCTTAGTGCATATTGACACTCAGACCAAAGCAACAAACTTTGAGTACATCCCCGTCACTGATTTTGCTATGGCTGGCGGTAAGTTTTATCAGCGTGATTTTGCAACCGAACCTCAATACTAATAATGACAAGAAGAAAAGAACAACCGTCGATAGAAGACCTTGGCAGACCCGACGTTAAACCGATTGAAGGTAAAACCGAGACACAAAAGCGTTACATCAACGCCATTAAAAACTTCAAGCTGATTTTTGCAACGGGTTCTGCTGGCACGGGGAAAACTTGGCTGGCTACAGCTTTGGCCGCTCAAGCATTGTTAAACGACAGAACAGAGGGGATTATTCTTACACGACCCGCAGTTGAAGCGGGCGAGAGCTTAGGCTTTCTTCCAGGCGAAATTGAAGAGAAGTTTGAACCTTATCTTCAGCCCTTCAAGCAAGTTCTCTATGAACGCCTTGGTAAAGGTAAAGCCGAGTACATGATTAAAGCGGGAAAAATCAAAGCTATCCCGCTGGCGTATCTTAGAGGTCTCACATTCAAAAATTGCTTTGTAATTTTGGATGAAGCTCAGAACACTTCTCCGACACAGATGAAGATGTTTTTGACTCGTATTGGCGAAAACTGCACGGTAGTAGTTAATGGCGATACGTCTCAGCAGGACGTTAGAGGTGAGTCGGGCTTAACCGACGCTATTGAACGACTGAGCTACATTCCGAGCGTTAAGATCATTGAATTTAAAAAAGAAGACATTGTTCGGTCAGGTTTGATGCAGGAAATTGTGGAGGCTTATGAACAGCCAAAGAAGGATAATCGGCCTTTAAAAGAGTACAAACGCTTCTACGAACGTAAGGAATGTCCAGCTACTCCATATATCCCTAATATCTCGCCAAATCCTTACGACCCTCCGTTGGGCGGCTGGACGTGCGAAGCAATAGCGAAAGAAACTATAAAGAAAGAGGTTAAAACAGCCGAAGATCGGCTTAATGACAGCGAAAGCCCGTTTAGTCGGTTTTTCAAAATCACATCAAAAATCTAAGTCTGTAACCCGAAACTTGCTTCATCACCCCGCCAGTATTCAGCTTGGCGGGTTTCTTTTTCTCAAACTCTCAACGAAGCTCTCACCCTTATAATATATATAAATAAGAAATTACTTAATTTAAAGAAACATAAATAGGTGAGAGCAGGAGCGAAAACAATGATTCAAACGTTACTTCCTACTTGGTTGCAGACTACCTTCGGAGTGGACAAGTCCCTCGAAGAATGTGAGATTTTAATGATCTCTTCTTTTACGCCCCTTCAAAGAGCGAATGAAGCAGGGCTGTTCCGCTCGAAGTGGTTCGACTACCGTCGGCTCCATCCGATTCAAGCCGATTATTACTTTGCGGGTCAGTACAGAGAGCTTGCGGTGCGTTGGTTAGAGTTTACAGAAGGGAAAGCCTCAAGTCGCTATAGAAAGGGCGCAAGAACCAACTTTTTAGCGTCTAGGGAGAAGGTTTGCGTTAATCAGCTAAGAAGATGTGCTGATTCGATTGGATGCGAATACAGAGCGTTTTTAGAGGTTTTAGAAGGGTGTCTTAAAGAACTGCACAAACTCGAAGGAAAGTATTACCCAAGACCCGCTCAGTTTCTACAGTTGGCAAAAGATAACGAACTGATGAATGCGATCAAAAGGGATTTTTGGCTGGGCGACGAAACATTCTATGCAAAAGACCCGTTCTTTTCTCCTGCAAGATTCGTCGGAAATGCTGACCAAATTGCTTATGAAAATTATCTTGTTTCTCGGGTCAAACGTACCGTATCTAACTTTCAAAGAGAACTGCTTCTTGGAACGATGATGTACAAACACAATGCGCTGAGAATCGAAAAAGCATTGCAAGAATTCGGGTTAACGATAGTACAAAATGCACAACGAACCTTTGTTTAAATTATAAGTAGGTAACTACTTAAGATATAATGTCTGTCATCAAAAAATGAGAAGAATAAATGACTGAAGAGGTAATCCCTACAACAACAGCAGACGGTACACCCATCAAGTACGAATTCGATGAAAAGTTTCAGAGAGCTTTGGTGGTGCTGGCGTTGCGCGACATCAATTTCATGCGTCGAGCAGACAGTCTGTTGTACCCACAGCACTTTGACTCCAATGCAAATGCGGTGCTGTGCAAGATGGCTAAGGATTACTACAGCAAATACAAAGCCCCGTTAGACGGCTCAATGCTCAAAGAAGTATTGAACGACTACAAAAAAGCGAAAATCTTAAAAGAGTCGGATTTACGGGAGGTTATTCCCATACTAAAAGAGGTCTATACAAATTCGACGCCTCTTCCTCCTTCAGAGCCGATCATTGACAAACTCGGAGAGTTTGCTCGAAGCAGTGCGGTTACCTGCGCCATTATGAAATCGGTCGATCTCATTGAAAAAAGAGATTGGGGAAAGATTGAAAAGAGCTTAAGAGACTCTCTTTCTGTTGGGGCTGAAGATGATTCTTCTACTTACGACTATTTCGCTGAAATCGATAAACGTACAAAAATCAGAGAAAACGAATTAGCTGGTCTCATGCCTCCTAGAGGTATAACAACGGGCTGTAAACAGCTTGATGACGTTTTGTATCGAAAAGGTTGGGGCAGAAAAGAGCTTTCATTGATTATGGCTCCAGCTAAGGGCGGTAAATCGATGGCGTGCATTTACTTTGCTAAGGGAGCTTGTATTCATGGTCACAATGTATTGTATGCAACGCTTGAAGTTGCGACTGATATTGTTTCGGCTCGTTTAGACGCTTGCGTTACTGATACTGAAATGCGGGAGTTGACGAATAAGTCTAGCGAAGTCAAAAGACGTGTCGAAGGAGTGAAGTCTCTTAAAAACAGAGGGCTGTTACATATCAAAGAATACCCTTCAGGTTCTTTGAAAGTCTCAAACTTAAGACGTTATCTTGAGTCAGCAAGAAATAAGGGCGTTCAATATGACTTGATCTGCGTTGACTACGCTGATTTGATGGCGCCCGAAGTTAAGTCGCCCAATCAAATTGAAAATTTCAGACAGATTTACGTTGATCTGAGAGCTTTAGCTTTTGAGTACAACTGCGCGATTCTGACCGCAACTCAGACGAACCGAGAGGGCGCAAAAGCAAAAGTTGCTGAGATGACACACGTGGCGGAAGATTTTAACAAAATCAGAACCGCTGACATTGTGATTTCAATTAACACAACAAAAGAAGAAAGATTAAAAGGTGAAGCTCGGTTGTATTTCGTTGCCAGCCGAAACCAAGAGTCTGGAATCACGTTAAAGATCAAACAAGACATTCCCAAGATGCAATTTATTTCGGGTTTTATTGGGTTTGAGGGCGAAACCGCTTCAACTTCTACAGACCCTACAACGGGAGTAGCTGGAATGCCCGAAGACGAAGAACATTAACCGTCATAAGGAGACGACTATGTTTCATAAATGGAGATCAATTGAGAACTATGAGCGTATCGATAAAGAGCTTTTAGAAGACTCTCAGTGTGATTTTTTTTACGTGACTGAGAAATTGGACGGCTGTAACGTCTGTATTTGCAATAAACGTGAAGTCATTGACGAACTTAATTGGCACGAAAGCTGGGTTGTTCGTTCAAGAAACGGAGGAGATTTTTCTGAAAACGCTGATGTCAAAGTTGCAATGAAGAAGATCGAGCCGTTTTTGGATTTCATTAGAGATACTCTTCGGTATGACTGGAATAGAGATTTTCGTGAGATCGTCATCTACGGTGAGCTAATCAACAGTAAACTTCTTCACCGAATTTGGTACGGAGATAAAACTCCTCAGATCAGACTTTTCGGACTTAGCTATCTTTATCCGACATTAGAACGCTGGATTGACAGCACAATTGAAGGCCTTTTCAGGTACGCTCGTTGGTACGAAAGCACAACCAATCTCGATACTCAGCAGTATTTTGTACCAATCATTGGCGAAAAGAATCCGTTTTGCGGCAATCGAGCAATAAGTCGTCTTTATGAAATCGACATTGACAAATTGCCAAAGAAAAGCAAGCTGTCAGTTGACGGGTCTCTCGAAGGTTACGTTCTTCATAACATTGATTGGAAAGGTTGCAAGACCCTCCCGTTTATCAAATGGAAAACTAAAGAGTTCTCTGAGTGTATCGAAGGTTATTCTTCAAGAAGAAGCGCTGAAGTTACTGATCAAGAACGTGAGGTCGGAAGAATTCAAAAAGACTTTGCACGCTACTTTACATTGAATCGAGCTTACTCAGTTCTCTCAAAGCATTCTGATGTTTCTATAAAAGATTTGTCCGCATTGTGCAGAGAGTTTTTTGATGATGCAAAAGAAGATTATCTGAAAGATCATCCCGAATTAGTCGGTCATCCAGATGAAAAGAAAATGTTCAAAGGTTCGTCTTCGGCATTCTTGCTTCTAAAACAGGCGATGCAAAATGTACAACAGTGACTTAGCCGACGCTATTGAATCTCTTGATATTGAGTATTGGCTCGATAGAGAAGGGATTCAATATCGCAAAACAACAGGTTCTCATGGCGTTCAGTTAAACGTTAAGACTTGCCCTGTCTGCGGTGGTGGAAACTGGAAAGTTTATTTGAACGCCGAAACGGGTCTTGGCAACTGCTTTCATGGTGATTGTCAAGCCAAGTTCAATAAATGGAAATTCATCAGTGCTTATTTGGGCAATCTTTCTAAGAGACAGGTTGTTGATCACATCAAAGCCGTCTCTGAAGAAACGGGATGGAGACCGAAGAAAGAAGTTAATCACGCTCAAGAGAATGTATTTGAAAACACTCGGTTCTTTATGCCCGAGATGATTGACATTGCAGATGCTATAAGAAAGCACGGCAGTGGTTTTAGAAGCGCCAAATATCTCTATGACCGAAACATCACTTTTGAGTCGATTGAATACTTCAAACTTGGAGACTGCCTAACTGGTTACTTTCAGTACCGCAAAGCTGACGGCAATATTGGTTATCAAGACTATTCGGGAAGAATCATTATTCCGATCTTTGACATTGACGGAAAGACAGTGACTTTTCAGGGAAGAGACTATACGGGAGAAAGTCCGAAACGTTATTTGTTCCCGCCTGGACTAAATGCGACGGGAACTCTCTTCTATAACGGTTGGAACTTTGATGGTCATGATCAGATCGTGATCGGCGAAGGAGTTTTCGATTGCATTGCAATCAGACAGGCTTTCAAGAAAGAAACTGCACTGAACAAAGTTCTTCCAGTCGCTTCATTCGGAAAGCACATCTCGTTGAGTAGCGGAGGGCAGATTGATTACCTCAAAAAACTGCGTGATAAAGGGCTTAAAGTCTGCACATTCATGTGGGACGGAGAAGTTGAGGCTTTAAAAGACGCCGTGAAAGCCGCTTTAGAGGTCGCAAAGCTAGGATTGACGGTGCGTGTCGCTACTTTGCCGAAAGATCGAGACCCTAACGAATGCACACCCGAAGAAGTTATCAAAGCATTTTGGGAGGCAGTACCTATCAACAGATTGTCAGCAATCAAATTCCTGCTTTCTTTAAATTAAAATATAAGTAGTTAACTACTTATGAAGGTAATTATGAATTTCGACAACATCAAATTTGACGGTGAGTCGATAAATCAGAAGATAGATCGAGAATTTAACGACCACACCCCAAGTGAATACGGCATCATTTCCTACTGCGGTTTTGACAGATCAAGCTGGGAATCAAGAATGATGTTTCAAGAATTGAGAAAAGCAGAAAAAAGGGAGAAAAAAGAAAATGGAAAACGTCACTAAGATTACAGACAGCGATGTTTTGAAAATCAATCAGATTTTTGATTCATTAGCAGAAAACGGCTCAAGAAAAGTTAAAGAAGAGATTCTGAAAAACAACTACAGCTATTTACCGTTGTGGCAAGTTTTTAATCTGTCTTTAAATCCGTTCTTCAACTATTACAACGTCTCTGAACATTTAATTCCTGAAGAAGAGTCAGACAAGATTCATGGTTATTCTATTGACGATATTTGTTCAAGAATTAACAACGGTGAAATCAATCTGAACACCGATGACGGAGTAAAACTTTTCTCTGCTCTTTATTGGGGTAGTTCGAAAGAAGCTCAGAGAATCTTAAAAGGAATTGTCGATAAAGACTTGCGTGTCGGAGTTGGAGCGAAAACTCTGAATAAAGTGAAAGCTCACGCAGTTTCAATTATTCCTTATATGCGTTGCAGTCTTCCGTCTCAAGTTCCTTTTGAAAAGATCAATTGGGGTCAGGGCGTCATTGCTCAAGAAAAATGCGACGGTATGTTTATTAACGTGAACAACACCGACAAGGGTCTTGAGATGTATTCCCGCACTGGCAATAGATTCAAGTACGAGCTTTTATTCCCTGATGTCCCTCAAGAAGTTCTGATTCTCGGTCTTGTTAAAGACTCTCAGTCTCATGGAGAGTTGCTTGTCTTCAATGAAAAAGACGATACGGTTCTGCCAAGAGAAGAAGGTAACGGCATTTTGAATTCTGTTCTCTCTGGAACTGCAATGCCGAAAGAGTATTACGCTCGTATTGTCATTTGGGATTCTGTTCCGCTTGATTATGCTCTCGAAGGTATTGAGTGCAAGATTGGCTATAAAGATCGTTTTTTGAAGATGACTGCCGAATATAAGGCGGCTCTTGCTTATCTTACCGAATTGCCATTCGAGCATGACTCTGAAGATAAAGCTAATCACTTTGTAAGACATCTTCAGATTGTATCTACTAAGAAAGTTCATAACTTCGCTGAAGCTCAAGAGTTCTATTCCAGTATGCTCAAGCAAGGAAAAGAAGGTGCAATTCTCAAGACTTTTGACGGCACTTGGAAAGACGGCACTTCTAAATGTCAGATCAAAATGAAGCTCGTTGTTGACTGCGACTTAAAGATCGTCGGTTACGAAGAAGGAAAGGGCAAGTACGAAGATTCAGTCGGTTCAGTAGTAGCTGAAACAAGCGATGAATTGCTTCAGGTTTCCGTCTCGGGTTTTGATGACGCAACACGACAGCTCATTCACGAAAACCGAGAAGGTTTAATTGGAAACGTCATTACCGTTCGGTTCAACAACATCATGGAGCCGAAAGAAGAGGGCGAAAAATACTCTCTGTTCTTACCGAGATTTGTTGAATTCAGAACCGATAAAACAGAAGCCGATTCTTTAGAGCGTGTAAAAGAACAACTTCAATCAGCGATTAAGAGCGCTTAATGGAAAAAGAAGAAAAGAAAGAGCCCGAAGAGAAGAGAGAATTCAGCGACGAAGTTCAAGCACTTCTTGCAATTGATAGGAACTTAAAAATCAGCAAAAGAATGCTTTTGATATTTATAATTTCCTCGCTTATATTTTGCGGTGATATTAAATATTGGAGCTTCGTCGTTTTATTTAACTTAGCTTTGTATTTGCTGGTTGAAAACTTTCAAGCAAGGGTTAAAGAAGAAATGTATTCTTCGGTCAGATTTCAGTACGAAGTCAATAATCGAATTTGCGTTTCTAAAGAGACTTTAAATAATGCCTTTAGAGTTGAAGTTTCTCATTATTACCGAGACTTGGTTAAACAGAATGAAGAGCTTTTGAAGTTTAAAAAACAGTCTCAAAAAACAATGATGAATTTGAATTTAGAAAATCAGGCTTTGTTTGAAGAACTAAGTAAAAGTAACTAAAGAAAACGGGGCTTTTGCCCCGTTAATTTTATTTACTGTATTTAGAAAATACTTCTTTTCGTTTTCTTTTGTGAAAAGAAGTATTTTTTAGTATTGGAATATCTAGATTAAAATCTATCTTCTTAATCCATTCATACATCTTATCTAATTGTGTTTTCTCGCCATAAACATCAATCGTAATAACTCCAGAAGAATGACCGACAATTGATTGTCTTGTTTCAAGGGGCGTATCTAATCGTTGTAATTCTGTAATAAATGTGTGTCTAAAGCTATGTAGAACTTTTCTTCGTGTACCATCAGGGGAAATGTTTAACTTTCTTAAAAATTTTCCAAACCAAACACTAATATTATTGGATGGTCGATTTATATATAAAGAAGAATTATCAGGAAATAAGTTTTCGTATCCTTCTGATTTAACTTGTTCATAAAATTGTTTAAATCCGAGTTCTAAGATTTTGGGGTGAATTGGTATCTTTCTAATAGATGATTTGTTCTTGATAAGTTTGTCGTCTAAGTTATTGATATTGATATAAGAAATATTTTCATTGAAAACGACATCATTTAGATGAAGCTGAAGAATTTCAGCGATTCTGGCGCCTGTATATAAGGCCAAAACACATGACCAATAATGATAGCTTAAAAACTTAGAACCTTCGATAATTTCATTTGAAAATATTTTTTGTAGATCACCTCTTGTGAAATTTGCGTAATTATTAGAGTTCATTGATCTCGGTGGCTGAGGATATAAATCTGAAGTTATAGGGTTTCTATCAAGCAAATCTTGATTAACAAGATAACTAAAATATCCTTTTAATCGTGCAATGAGATTCTTAGAAGTATTATAACTTCTAGGCTGTTTACCTTCTTTTAAGATTGTCTGAATGGTTTGTTTATTGTCATAGCTATTAGGAAGAGCAAATATAATCCTTACTACTTGTTTAATGAATTTCTGGTTAATATCTGAGAGACGATTTTCTCCCATAATTATAGAAAACTCATTAAAAGAATAATCAATTGACATTATTGTTTGCGGAGAATAATTCATTTTCTTTAAATGCTTTAAATAGTCATTTTTTCTTGAAAGAATTAGTTCGGAATCAAAGATTTCAATTGTTTGTGTTGATGATTTGGAATTAGATTCCCGTTTAAGCTCCTTGATAGCGCCGACAACTTCTTGAGTTTCGCCCTCAAAAGTCATTTTCATATCGCCGATCGTTACACTTGCCATAAAGTTCAGACATAAGTCAGTTGTTTTGGCTGATGTTTGTCGAAACATAATTTTTTTGTTTTCCTGTCTAGCATTCATAACTAAGTAACTACTTAATTGTATCAGAGGAGAGGCTTTAATAATTGCCTCTGTCACTGACTTAGTTCCGAGCGAAACTAGAAAATCTCTGGCCGAGTTTTCGGCTTTTACGTCCTTCGGTATAGTTTTACGGAAGTAGAAGTAACCGTTCTTTCTTTTAACAACGCTTCTCAT